GGAATAGTGATTACTACTGAATTAGTGGGAATTAAAAATTTAAAGACTACTGGAAATTATAGGTTAGAATTTGATGTCTTTGAAATAGACTCTGCCAAGGTAGCAGATTTAATATTAAAACTAAACAAAGCTTTTGTAATGGCTTTAGTAGAATATGATTAAAAAACAAACGCAAAAGAAACGCTCAAATCATAAAGCTAATGGAGACTTTGCCAAAGGTAATAAAGTAGGTAATAGATGGAAGAAAGGCGAATCTGGAAACCCTAATGGAAGGCGTAACGCTTATACTGATTTAATAAAAGACTATAGTTTCACTAAGGTAAATGAAAAAGAACGCAGAGAAGTTGTTGTATCTAAGTTGTTTCAATTAGCAGAAAGAGGTGATTTAAGAGCTATACAGTTTATTATAGAAAGACTCGAAGGCAAAGCACTAGAAAGGCAAGAAAGAACAACTAAATCAGAACCAATACAAGTAATGGTGATAGATGATTAATTGGACAGTTAATAGAACTAGAAAAGAAATATTGAATCACCCCTCCAGATTTAAAGTAATTGTGGCTGGTAGAAGATGGGGAAAAACAGTTTTAAGCTTAATGTATTTATTAAAAGATTCGTTCCAACCAGGTGAACGTAGATGGTATATTACACCAACTTACAGACAGGGAAAAATGATAGTTTTCCCAATATTAAGACAGATGTTTAATGGATTTGTAGGAGCTAAGTTAAATGAATCTGAAATGAGCGTTATCTTTGAAAATGGCTCTGAATTGGCAGTAAAAGGAGCAGACAACGAAAACAATTTAAGAGGTGTTGCATTAACTAAAGTTGTAATGGATGAAATGGCTTATATAAAACCAAACGTATGGGAAGAAATCGTATATCCTATGCTAGCAACAACAAAAGGCAAGGTGCTATTCATTGGAACTCCTAGCGGTTATGATATTATGTACGATCTGTATTCTAAAGGTCAATCAGATTCAGAATGGAAAAGCTGGCAGTTTAAAACTATTGATGGTGGTTTTGTTCCTAAAGAAGAAATAGAAAGAGCTAAAAGAAGCATGGATGAAGTTATATTCAGACAGGAGTTTGAAGGTTCTTTTGAAACTACTGGTAACAGGGCGGCATACAATTTTGAACGTGAAGAGCATTGTAAAAAAGCAGAACAACTATCTAACAATCTTTGGTGGGGTGTAGATTTTAATGTAGACTTTATGACTGCAGTTTTAGCCTGTCAATATACAGACGGAACAATACATTTCTTTGATGAACTAAGATTAAAAAATAGCAATACTGAAGAACTTTCAATAGAAATGAAAAAAATAGCACCTAATATCGAGTGCTATCCAGACCCAGCTGGTAAGGCTAGAAGTACAACATCCAGGCGTTCTGATCATCAAATATTAAGAGACCACGGCTTTTTAATTAGGGCTAAGAAATCTCACCCTAGTCATATAGATAGATTAAACGCTTTAAATAGAAAGCTGAAAGATGCAGATAACAATATAGGTATGACCATTGACCCTAGTTGTGTACACTTAATAAAAGATTTAGAACAATGCCAAAGAGACAAGCGTGGAGGCTTAGACAAAAGCCAGATGGAATTAACACACGCTCTGGACGCTTGTTCATATGCAATTTCTCATAAATTCCCTATCCGCAGAATGATTGGGAAAAGTATAAACTGGTAATGCCAAATAAAAAAGCAAAAGAAAGAAAGCGAAAGCGTAATAAATTAAATAAAGAACTGAGCAATCTTGGGAGGACTGCAAAACAACGAAAGAGGAAAACAAAAGATGTATAATTTCGGTAAGTCTGTTAATAGAGTAGTAATTCCTGAAATGTCTGAAAGAATAGTTTTAGATAGTGTAAAAGAAGCTTATGATGGCTATTTACAAGAAGAAGATGCAAAGCTAATGGAATCTTTAGACTTTTACTATAATCAGAACCTAGATAATCATTTAGAGCAGTGGTTTGCTAGTGAGTCTTTAAGCCAAGTGCCTCCTTTTATTCAGTCTTGTGTTCCTAGATTTTCAAAAGCTCGAATGATGCTATATAAAGAAAACCCTAATAGATTTATAGGTGGCGAAATAAACGAACAGTATAACGAATTAAGCTATAAAATAAATTCTAAGACAAGAGAGTTTGCAGAGCTTTCGTGGTTACTTGGTCAATGTTGGATGAAAACAATATACAACGAAAGAAGGCAAAGACTAGAGTATGAAATACTGCCAAGCGTCAAAGAGTATTACTTTTATGGAGAGTCAGAGCCTTATGGCTATTCCTACGAAATAGAAAATGCAATAGCAGATAATAAACGCTATGTATTCTGGAGTGAAGATAGGCAAGGTATCCAAGGAATGCACTTCGAGTTTGACCAAAAAGGAAACAGATATGCTATCAGAGATAATGAAGAAATGATAAACCCTTATGGACTAAATCCAATATCGAGTGTTATGTTTTCTTCTAACTCTTACGATGTAACACGTGCAGCACTTCATATGGCTATCGCTATGACTGAAATTGCATTGGGTACTAGGTCAAGACTGGGGCAACCAGTATTCACAGGAATTGAAGAAGGGCAAAGCAAATTAAAATCAGGTATTGATTCTGCAATAATACTACCTGAAGGTGCAACTTTTTCCTATGCTTCACCAAGCGGAAATATTAATGAAATGATTGATGCCGTAAAAGCTATGGCAAACCAAACAGCAGAAAACAACCAGCTAAGAATAAGATGGGGTGAATCGGGAGGAAACGCCCCAAGTGGAGAGGCTCTAAGGATATTAGAAATTGAGAACTTAGAAGCTAGAAAAAGCGATGAAGGCATATTTAGAGAATGGGAACATTCCAGATATGAAATAGATAGGAGGATATTAGAAGTTCATGGAGCTATTAATTTATCAGAAGATTATGCAGTAGACTTCGGTGAGGTAAGTTATCCTATGTCTCCTAAAGAAGAGCGTGAATGGTTAGATTGGAAACTAGACCACGGAATAATGACTCAGAAAGAACTTCTGTTATATTTTAATCCAGATATGACTGACCAAGAGATAGAAAGCAAATTGAGCGAAGTAAGAGAAGAGGCAAAAACTAACGCAGAGGCATCAACTCCTGAATCCCCATTTCAAAGACTACTAAATGCCTAATGTTCAAGTTTCAGTAGATTCTTTTATAAATGAAATAAAAGCTATAGAAGGTTCTTTTGATAAAGACCTGCAAAGACTTGCTGTCACTTTAAAAAACGCAACTGAAACTGAAGTAATAAACGCAACTAGACAATTAAATTTCTTACAAGAGCTACAAGCTAAAGGACTAGGAACTGCTTTAGACAATTTTGATGCTGAATACACTAAGATGCTACAAATAGCAATTAAAGAAGCTAAAAAAAGAGGGCTTCCTGCTTTTACTGGAGCAAGTGTTGAAGGGTTAGAGGTCTTAAGAGATATTAACTATGAAAGGCTTTTAGGTCAATTTAAAGAATATTCAGAAGCTACTAAATTTAGCTTATTTCGAGGTGTTTATGCTAACGAGTCTATTAGCTCAATTACTTCTGGATTAGCTCAAACTGGTATGGTTACACGCCAATTAAACCTAGTGGCTTACGATGGTCTAAAGATATTTGATGATATGTCTAGATATAAAGTATTTCAAGGACAAGATGTTAAGTGGACTTATGTGGGGCCACAAGACGCTTTTACTAGACCAGAATGCCAATCTACAAAAGATAATGAGCCTAAAGATGGTTATACAGAATCAGAGGCAAGTTCTTCAGATACTCCATTTGGAATACGTGGAGGCTTTAACTGTAGACATAGCTGGGAAATAAAATGAAAAACTTTAAACCTGAAAAGGTTATAAAACATAAAAAAAGTGAATGGCTAAAATTAGGCGGTAAGCTAGTTACTAGGATAGTATTAGATGCAGACAAAGGTATAAGCCAAGACCCTAATGGAAAAAAGTTTCCTCCATATAAAGAATCTTATGCAATAAAAAAGAAAGCAGGAAAAGCTACACCAAAAGGAGTTTCGTCAAGTAGGCAAATAAACCCACCAAATTTAAGAGCTAGCGGGAAAATGCTTGGCTCAATATCTGCCAAGAGAGCCACAAAAGATTCTGTAGAAATACATTACAGAGAAGGTGAAAAAGTACAAGGAAACGCAAACCCTCCAGCAAGACTTAAAAAGAAAAAAAGAAATATCTATGGATTAAATGATAATAATTGGGAATTTGCTAAAGATTATATTAATGAAATTATTGACAAGAAAATAACAAAGTTTAATAAAAAGAAAGTAATCTTAGAAGTCAAAGTATAAAATATATTTTACTTTCCCCTATTTTATAAAATGCAATTATCGTATTAAATTAAACTAAATAAAAGAAGAGGACAGAATGTCTGAAGAACAAACACAGAACGTGGAACCCCAGCCAAAGGCTTATGTTGAAAGACCAGTGGTGGAAAAAAATACATCAACAGAAGTGGCTACCCAAAGCCAAGAAGCTGACTTGGATATACCCGACTATGGACAGCTAGTACAGGAAAGTAAAAAGTATAGAAAAAGGGCACANGATTCTGAAGCACGATTAGCTAAACTTGAAAAGCAACGTGAAACTGATAGGCAAAAGCAACTGGAAGAGCAAAACGAATGGCAAACATTGGCAGAAGAAAGACAAGCTAGACTGNTAGAAATGGAGCCNATGGTAGAGCAATTCCAAGCAGATGAAGCAAATCAACGTGAAAAGATTCTTGGTGATTTAACTGAAGAGGATAGAGAGGCTTTTGGTGACCTACCATTGTCAAAATTAAGAGCTTTACATTCTAAATTAATTAATAAAACTAATAGTATACCCGCAACAAGTGGAACTCCTGCACGTTCAATTAATCCAACGAATCAAGACTGGACTAAAATGAACCAATCCGAAAGAAGGGCGAAATGGAGCGACATAGTTAAGGGCTATGCTTTAAACAAAAGATAAGAGGCTAATATAAATGGCAAATTATTATGGATTTACTGGAGATGTTACTCAGAAATCTGATGTGGATGTATTCGTACCTGAGCTATGGTCGGATGGCGTTTACAGATATTTCGAGAAACAACTCATTTTAAAACCTTTCTTTGACGACTATTCAAGTTTGGTTCAAGGAAGAGGAGATGTTTTACACATACCAACTATGCAAGAAGTTGCAACTGCAGACAAAAGTGCAAACACTTCTGTTGATTTTACTGCTAATGTAGAAACAGATATAGATTTAGCAATAGACCAACACAAGTATGCCGCTAAGTTGTTTGAAGATATAGCAATGATACAGTCAAATGAACAGTTATTTGATAAGTATGCTCAAAGTATGGCGTATGCACTAGCTAAAGCTGTAGACACTAAAGTTGAAGCACTTCTAAGAACTTTAGGAACTACTCAAACCCTAGCTTCAGATAATTCATTATCTAACGCTGACGTTGAAACCGCTTTAGGTACTTTAATGTCTAACGATATTCCGCAAGACGAATGTGCATTTTTTGTTAATCCATTAATGTACGCAGACCTTATGAACTCCAAAGCATTTGTAGCTGCACCAAATAGTCCAGCTAATTTTGCTACATCTGGAGCTTTAGGGAATATTGTTCCAACTGGTTTTGCTGACAATTCAGTTATGAATACTGGTCAAGTAGGGAATCTTTTTGGAATCCCAGTTTTTACTTCTAGTTTGATAGCTACAGCAACTTCAACAGGTACTCACGCTGGTTACTTATGTCATAAGTCTAGTATTGCTTTAGCAGTACAACAGGATATTCGTGTACAGAGTGAATATGACGTGTCTTATTTAGGCACTAAAGTGGTAGCCG